GAATACTTAAAAGCTATAGAGGACTTTCAAAAGACTGGTAAAACAAATGGCTTTGATAATCTATTTAGAGTGGCGGACTTTACAGAAATATACCGCCAAGTCTATGTAAACATAGGACTCAAATTTGCCAAGTGGTACGCTAAAAACTTTGACAAAGTAATTTCTAAGCAAGTCGATGTATCTGGCTATGATGACATCTGGGCAGAGCGTTTTAATACAGTTAGCCAACAGATAGCAGCAGAGAGAGTGGTGCTGGTCCAGGGAACTGCCAAAGCTACATTAATCAAAGTATTTAAACAGCTATCCTCGGATCCAGAGTTTATGGCAATGAATGAGCGAGAGGCTCAGAGGATATTACGCCAGAAGTTTGGACAGTACTCAAAGAGCCAGGCGGAGAGGCTAATTAGAACTGAGGCAACTAATGCAGCTAATGTAGCAACTCTACAGAGCGCTACTGATATGTTTGGACAGGAGAGCTTGCAAAAGGAGTGGATGACTGCTGTGGATGGCAGAGAACGCCCAGCTCATAGAGCCGCTGATGCCCAGATAGTAGATTTTAAAGAAAGGTTTTTAGTAGGTGGTGAACAGTTATTTAATCCTGGTGATCCAGCTGGGAGTGCTAAAAATGTAGTTAATTGTAGATGCTCTACAGCGCCATTTCCTAAAGAGGATGCCCAGGCTACTGGTACTATAGAGGGATTTGGAGTGCGACCTCCAGGAGGATCAGCTCAGAGCGTGCTTAGAACGCCAAAGCCAGTTAGAGAGGCGGTCAGAGAAGTAGTAAATGATTTGCCAGATGTCAAAACTATTAAAGAGGGTAAAGAGGTAGCTACTAAAATATTAAAAGATGCTGGTGTGGATATTAATGCTGTAACGATATCTAGTGGTTTGGATGTAAAAACTTTAAATGAATATCTAAAGCAGCTTAATAAATTAACAAACAAATACAAAATAAATAGCGCTGCTAATAGTCAAGGTCCAGTAAAATTAATATTTAAATCATCCAAAAGGATGTATGGATTTGTAGAGAGAAGCAAAAAAGTAGGCGAGAGTAGCTGGAAGTTAAAGAGAATCAATCTAGGTGATAAATCTGAATCGGCTACAAATGTAACTAGAGAAGTATTTACAGATAAATTTCAAAGATTACCAAAATCGCCAATAGATTTAAAAAATCAAAGCATAGGAACTCTAACTCACGAATTTGCTCATATAATAGCACACTCTGAAAATGCTATAGATGCCGATTTCTTTGACGAATTGAGAGTTATATTTAGAGAATACAAAGAAAGTAGAGTTAAATACGCAAACAGTAGAAACTTTAAAGCATTTAACGAAATGAATTTAGGTAGTTATGCTAGTACAGAAATAGATGAATTTTTAGCAGAGGGTTTTAAAGAATATCAATTACTATCTAATCCTAGTAAATACGCTACATTAATAGGAGAGCTTGTAAATAAATATTATAAATTATGACACCAAAAAATTTAATATGCGAAAAATGCAAACACTTTAAACCTATTTCTGGTGGTTGTGATGCGTTTGATGAAATACCAAAAGATGTAATAAAAACTAACAAACATGACAAACCTCTACCAGATCAAAAAAATAAAATAGTATTTGAGGAGGGTCAGTCAGAGGAGGATAAATTATTTAATTAATATATTTGCACTATGAACACAATTTTATACAAGTCAACTCAGATAGGCGAGCTAGTAGATGCTGATGCATCCGCTGGTATTGTCAAGGGTTATGGATCTGTTTTTGGTAATGTCGACTCTGATGGCGATGTAATCAACAAGGGAGCATACAAAAAAACAATACAAGAAAACGCCAAGAGAGTAAAGTATCTCTATCAGCATGATATGGATAAACCTCTAGGCAAAATGGTTAATCTGGAGGAGGATGACAAAGGTTTAATATTCGAGGCGCAAATTCCCAAAACACAATTAGGAAAAGATGTAGTAGAATTAATGAAAGCTGGAGTTATTACTGAGAACTCTGTAGGGATCCTACCTATCCAAAAAGAGATGGGTAATGATGGCTATAGACACCTCAATGAGGTAAAACTGTTTGAAATCTCAGCTGTTACACTAGCAGCTAATGACCAGGCAATGATTATGGATGTAAAAGGAAACGTAGATCCAGAGAGAATCATTAAAAGGTTTGATAAAATTGCACAATTACTCAGAAAGGGAGAGATCTCTGATGAGCTTGGATTCGCCTTAGAGGCGGAAATACTAAAGCTAAAATCTATTTACATAAATGTCACTCAGCCGACCGATATTGAAGTCACTGAGCCGATCGAGGTAAAAGCAGACAATAGCGATATTTATAATTATTTATTTAACACTCTAAAAAAATAAAAATGGAGGATAACTTAAAAAAAGAACTCGATCAGATCGGTAACATAGTTGACGAGAGAATCGAGAAAGCATTTAACCAGGCTAAAGATAACGCCAAAGGTGAAATGGAATCATCTCTAAAATCAGAGATTGATAACCTAACTACACAATATGTAGAAAAGAGCGATGCTCTAAACAAGAGAATGGATGAGATGGAAATAGCTGCAAAGAAAACTGCTTCTGGAGCTACTCCTCAATCATTTAAATCAGCTATCAATACAGCTTTAAAAGATGGCGCTCTAGAGGCAATGGTAAAAGGAAATGCTAATGCTGCTCGCTTTGAAGTAAAGGCAGATATGAGCTTAGGTGCTGATGTAACTGGTGTAATTGCTGGCGAAACTATCGTAGATCAAATCAAATACGATCCGAGTCGCTCAGTACATATCAGATCACTACTAGCTTTAGGATCTACTGATGGACAAACTATCCGTTTCCCTAAAGAATCAGCATACAGCGATAACGCTGGCACTACTGCTGAAACTAGCGCATTTGGACAGTCTGACTTTGATCTAGCTGCATCTACTGTGAATGTCGAGAAAATCGGTACTTACATGAGAATCACTGGAGAGATGCTAGATGATATTAAGCAATTAACATCATATCTATCAGCTAGAGTACCAGAGAAAGTATTAGCTGTAGAGGATAACCAAATCTTAAATGGAGATGGATCATCGCCAAACTTAGATGGGTTATTTACTGATGGAGCTGCTTTTGCTGCTGGAGGATTTGCTGCTGGTATCGAGTCAGCTAATGAGTTTGATGTGCTTACAGTTGCTTTAAACCAACTAGCATTATCTAACTACCAGGCGGATACTATTTTATTAAATCCAACGGATCTACATAAAATGATTTTGTTAAAGTCTACTGCTAATGAGTATTTGAGAAATCAAATCTTTAGCGGTTTACAGCCAACAATCAACGGGATTCCTGTAACAATAAACACTGCTGTAACTGCTGGTAAATTCTTATGTGGAAATTTACGCCAGGCTTCTCAGCTTTGGATCAGAGAAAACCTAGCTGTAGAGTTTAGTCGTGAGGATTCTGATAACTTCCAGAAAAATTTCGTGACTGTACGAGCAATGGAGAGAGTAGCTTTAACTAACTACCTACCTAATGCAATCGTGCAAGGAACTTTCTCAACTGCTAAAGCTGCTTTAGAAACTGCATAATAACAGTTAATATAGCTCATTTAATAGTGAGAATTTTAATAATTAGGGTATCCTGTTTGGGTACCCTTTTTTTATGCTTTAATAAATAAACTGTAAATAAATTTGCAATATGTTATTTTTTTTTTACTTTTGAGAAAACAAACTTTAAATATTATGAAAAAATTAGTACAAAAAATTACTGCATCTACTGAGTGGTTAATAATTACAGAGATGTCAAAGCCGAAAATTATTCTAGGCGCTATCGCCTTAAATGTAACTGGATTCATTTTTATGTATGGGATCCTGGATTTATTATTATTCATTCAATACGATCTTTAAATTATGAATTTGCAGCAAAAGGTGAGAATAGTTTTAATACTTGGATTTATTGCCTGGGGGTTTTCCCTGGGCATTAGATTCGATGCTATATGGGATGCGATGGTTATGTTTATAATATCATTTATTTTAATTCGTTATAAAAATGACTGATCCCTACGATTTTTATTTAAATAGCATTAGAGAGTTGACTGATAAAATGCAGCCAGCAGATTATTTGTATCTTAGTGATAAGATATGGGACTTCCAGGATAGGATAGATAAAATTAAAAAAAGATAATATGGAATTTTTTGACCACACACCTCCAGATGATTACCAGGGAGGCTATTGCAGAGTTTGCGACCGCCCTAGTTATGGTGATGACATTTGCAGCTCAGATTGTTTTGAGGCATTTATGCTGTAGATACTTTGTTTCATTTTGATAGAA